TTTTAGTGAAATCGACATACCAATACCCATTGGTATCTTTGGTAAGACCATAGGCATTACCTACATTAGCTTGGGCAGCAGTTGTGTTAGCCTCACCAAAGAAGTAGGTATCAGTATCTGCGGTGTAAATATTAAGCTTCCCATCATCGAAAGGGGGAATCTGAATCACAACCGCATTGGGCTCATTCTGAACTCCTGGGGCGGTAGTGAGCTGAGGAACCCCAGCAGAGCTTCTATCTCGACCGGGTTCAGAACTGATACCAGCAATAGCTTCGGTAAGGGTAGTCCCATCCCATGCCTGAAGATAACCACCCACAACCTCAACCGGAGTTCCTTGAAGGAAAGTTTGGGTCGCAGCCTCAGCAAGTCTTCGTTGCTCCGGCTGTGCCCCTACCCCACTTCGAGAGCCATAAATAGGAACTGATACACCAGTAGTGCTGGGCATTACAATACCTCCTCCCGCCTTCTGCGGATTTTTTCTCTCCCCCAAGGGGGAGGGTTATGGCACCTAAACAACTAATAAACAACTAAGTCAAAGGTGCCGATTCTGTATCAGCCTGAACAAACGACTCAAGCTCTTGCTGGGTTGGAACGTAAGTTTGAATCTTCCCACCTGCCGACCTCCCCACCTGCCTCTGAACATCACCCGCCGCATTCTTTCCAGAAGCCGCAAGCATCTGCTTCGCAGCCTGCTGATCCTTCCAAAGCAAAGCCCCCTCGTAAGCCTTACGAGAAATCTTCATTAGGATTATATCACCATTGATAAACTTAATCCCACCATCGACTGCATAGTGCATCGGGGGATTCTTAATATCATCCTTCGTGGCGATTGAATAACCCTGGCTCTTAGCCTCTTCAAATCTGATGGAATTCTGACTTCCATCCTGTTTGAAGAGGGTGTGCATTACCCAACGAAACGAGATGTTGGGGTTTACTGGATGAAGATTTGTGAAATCAGGGGCATTCAGAGGAGCAGCTACGATTGTGTCAAGACTATCAGAACCCATAGCTGCTGAGGCAGTTGCTTGGGCAATCGACTTCACTTCCTGAGGAAGCCCCGAAGGACCGGAGGGAGAAGCTGTTCCAAAGGGTCGTGGCATCGAAGATGAGGTAAGGGCAGGACCTCTCGATGTATCAGTCATGGTAAACCTGCATAGACTTTCTCTGTTCCAAGAAATCCCTTGGATCCAGATTGTATTTCTTAGCAACCCTCAGTTCTTCATCAGTGAGTCGATCATCCGGAAGGATAGTCCGAACTGGACCACCAAGGAGCGATCCACTGGAGGATTCGGAGAAGAAGTCTGTCTTGTCCTGAGCAGCCTTAGTAATCTCATCGAGGTGCTCACCCTTAACCATATTCCAAGCACGCTTCCAAGAGTCGGCAGTTGCCCTGGTAGGGGCATCACATGTCTTCATAATAACATCAACCTCAGGACCGAACTTCTGGAACATCGCTCTGTCGATTCCTGAAAGACCAGACTCAAAAGACTGTCTTGCAGCCGCGGCTCCCATCGTGTAAACAGCAGCCACAATCGGCTGGGCACGCTGATTAAAAGCTGCGTCTTCATCTTCGAGGAAGGAGATAACCCTGTTCTTATTAGAATCAGGAGGAGGCTCAGGTGGCTTGTTATTCGGGTTTGCCTCAAGTTGAGCCAGTCTCGCCTTAATCGTTTCGTTCTCAGTTTTCTGTCCAGCAAGCTCAGCTTTCAAAGTCTGAGATTCTCTCACCGCCTGGGCAATTTGTTCTGGAGTAAGTTCTTTCAACTCCTCTGGAATATCATCCATCGGAGTCTTTCCGTCCCTCTTAAACCATGGCATTTTATCAGCTCCTCTTCTTTACTTCTTCTGAACTATCTCTTTTGAACTACCTCTTCTGCACAACTAATCGTTCGATTGTGGAAGGTAATTCGAGAATCTTATCCAGTCTCCTAAGTTCTCCTTGAAGACGAAGTAGATTACTGGTACTCTCCTCACCCCTCATCCTATCAACCAAAGATTCCCTCTCCAACCGGAGATAGTCAAAGAATCCCTTGGTGGCTGAGTTCTTAAACCAAGAACAGTAAAACGCTCCATCCCTTACGAGAGTGTCGATATTGGTAAAAGAACTTCCCTGATTCATCCTTCCAGTAATATCACTACTTGGGGTTTGGTAGATATTACTTCTACTTGAGCCTATTGGGCCTATGCCTGTTGGTCCTTGATTTGACGTTGTTATCATTGCACTCCACCTTCTCCTACTTGAGAGGAACTACCACTAATAAGTTGCTGCAAGGCAGGGGGGAGGCCAGTACCACCTGGGCCACTAGGGCCACTAGGGGGAATCTGTGGAGCTGGGCCTCCTTGGGAAACACCCTGCGGTTGCCCTTGACCAGGGGGCAACACCCCTTCCTGAGATCCCGCAATCCCAGGTTGGGGAGCCTGCACGTCAGTCACAAAACGCTCAGTCTCATCGTAACCGAAGTGCTTGAATACCAGCTTCATCAAAGTATTGGCATTCTCAATTGCCCCATAGAGATACTTCTTCTGTTCCGGTGGAGTAAATTGGTTAGAAGCAGCCTGGAGCATTTGAGCAATCACTTGATGATGCTTTTGCATTACCCCAGTAAGCATCAGATCACTCTGCTTCTCAACTTCCCTATTCACAGAAGCGGTAGAGGCTGAGATTGGTAGGCAGAGAGACTGTTCCCTAATCGCATCGAAGGCACTCTTGATATTCTCAGCATCCCCACCAAACTGCCGTGCCCGTGATCCAATACCAAACTCACTATAGAGTTTCGACAGAAGACGACCCAACTTGGTATGAGCATAGCGAATGTCAGTAACATTCAAATCAGTCCTAGTATTCCCCTCCTGGAGAAGTGACAAAGTCCCCATCGAAGAATATACACCCCTTTTAGACATAGTACCAGAACCCATACCCTGCATCGGTGCACTAACCCCACTACGTTTTTCAGCCAGATCAAGGGTAAGCATCTCCGCTTCTATAGACATTGGGCTGGGTTGTCCAGCCTGAATCGCCTCTAGTTCGTCTTTTCCAGCAGGAATCATCGCACTTGGGAAGAGCCTGTAGCCTTTGTTCAAGAGGGAGTCATTCCCAACTCTCCATACCACTGTGTTGCTAACAGTCATGTTATCCCCACGACCGTTATGAATCTGGGAAAGCTCTTCTTGAAAGGTAGCTAATGTCTCACAAAATCCATATCCGTAGAAATAATCGTCCCGATAAAACAATCGGTTTGCAACGAAAATCTCGTCGGGATAATAATTGTAATAGGCCCGTAGAATACGGTTGTTGAGTAGATTATACCAAACAAGACACTTTGCGAACCTACCACGAGAAACTCGATATTTGAAATGGCACTCATAGATGTGGTACTCTTCATAGAGTCCATCATTGTTGGATGGGGTGATCCCGGCATCATTTAGTTGAGTGATTGTCACAGAGTCGGGGGAGGTAGCATCTGGGCGTCCGATGATCTCACGGACAGCGGCCTTGTCGTAAGTCCCTCTCCATGCAAGCTCTTCAAGAGCCTGTCGGCTAGTGTATCTAATCCGGTGACACTTAAAGTCAGCCAGCTCGATTGTCTTAAAGGTAGGATCCATCAAAAAATCATTGAAGGGAAGTTTTTCCGGTCGGGGACCTTCATAGATTATTGACGGGTAGAAACCTCCCAGGGTTCCATCAGAGGCAGCATAGGGAATATCCTCCTTCATCACCACGTGGGGGCACTTCATAATCGAGGTTCCTAGCTTGATCCCTTCCCCCAACCACTCATGATACACTCTGTAAAGATCAAGCTCGCTTGGTTCCATCCCCACATAGTTCATAAACTCTTCGTAAGCGAGTTTCCAATCCATCGCTTTCTTCGGATGTTTACCTATCAATCGGGAAGCCCACAAAGGGGAGGTCTTAAAGATCGCGGCCATCACCCTAGCAAGAAGGGTATCAGCGTGGATGGCAATGATTGGAACTACTAGGTTGGATGCTCCGTGCCAAGGAAATTCACGAATCGACTCGGCAGGAACCGCTTCATAAGCCCGCCTCCACATTGGAAGACGGGTCTCATGAAGTTCTGCCAGAGAGTATTTCAGGGATCGAATCTTCTTCCCTAAGAATCGGCAAAGTCGGTCCTGTGCCTCTCCTGACATATCGAGTTTTATCGGTTGGATCACTCGCTTAGCCCTGCTGAACCGGAATCTGCTCCTGAGCAGCAGCTCCAATCTCGCTAATTGCTTCTCCTGCAACCGCCTTAACAGCCTGTGCAGTAGCAGTGTTGGTGGGAGAAGCCTTCAGCAATGGAGCTGCAATCTGCGAAGCGTCCTTCAACGCAGTTGAGGCAGCTGCCAGCTTGCTGGTGTGAGCCTGATTGATAATATTCTTCACATCAGCCACTGCGGTTGGAACCTCTGCTAAGAGGCTAAAAGCAAGTTCAAGAATTTCTGCGAAGCCCATTTTATTCTCCCTTCGGGGTTTGTCCTACCGTTTGTCCTACCGTTTGTCCTACTAAAGGGTCTGTTGATCTACTACCTTGTGAAGCAAGTGAACGGACTGCACTATTTCCTAAAACTCCCACCCCCGCCGACAGTATAGTATTCCCTGAGGTGGGATTCCAGATAGACAGGAGTCCACCGAAGATCACCATGAACAGACCAATAACATTCATAGCATGATCGAGGCGTTCTATCATCTGCTTCGCAGCCTTTCTCTAATCATTAACTTACTCTCCCACCCTGAAAAATGCTTCTCAAAGCTCCGGCCCTATGCGATCCTGGTCCACCTTGATGAATTAAGGTAGAATAAGGGAGAGCAATCTGCCGAGCTTGCTGCTGATTCATCCTCAAGAACTTCGCGTCTGCTACCTTGTTGGTGGGATTCCTGAGAATCTGTGGGATATAAGCAGCCGCATCAATCTGATCGCAATACTTCCCTTTAGGGAAGGTTGTAAGTTCGGTCAGGAAATCCTGTTGCTTATGCCTCATGAAGAAACGTCCGAACTCAATAATCGGACCCAGAGTATTCCTAATCCTCCACTCCTTCTTCGTAGTGATCTCACCATCTGGCCCCTCCACCTCCCCTTTCAGGGGAATGATTCTGAGTTGATTGGGCTTTACGGTGTTGAGATATTTGAAATGGGGGAGAGCAAGACTCTGGCCAGCACAAGTCTCAAAACCTACCCCTGTGACTCTCCACCGCTGTGCGATTTCGTAGATTTTGTTGAAAAAGGTTTCATGTGAAGAAGCCTCTGCCCAGCTTTCCAAGAGATAATAATTATTCCCGGATACACCTGAGTCTGCTGGAGACATTCCGAGGACAACGATTGCATGACGGCATCTGCCTGTTGAGGTGTGAGTTGGGTCAGCTGCAATAACAACGTCGAGTTTTCTGAAATGAAGATCAGGTCTGATAATTCCATTCTTCACCTCGTGACGGATCATCAGACTACCATCGTCGGAGTTCCCTACTTTGTAGAAATCATACCAATTGATGTCTGATTCAGAGAACTCCGCATCCTCTGGTGCGCAGGGATTGTTTAGGTACTGACAGGAGAAGAGATAATTTCCATACCGCTCTTTAAGAGCTAGGAGCTTCTCGACTGACCATTCCTCTGGGAAAATCGGAACGTCAAGCGGGTGCGCGGGGCAGCAGCCACCCATCGCCGAGTGTGACTGGATATTAAAATGCTCATGCTCCCTGATATGAGAGTTTAGATCTCGATAGCCCCACCGATTCCCAATCACCAACTCATCCCCCTCATGATCCGGGTCTGTAGAATCAAAAAGGGAGGAAACAAGTTTGTGGTACTCAATAGTCTTCTCCATCACCGAAACAGATTCAACCGCCTTCTTCCCGACAAGATCATCCTCAAGGATTAATCCGTCGTAGTGGCGGGATTGGGTGGCTCCACCAACTCCGATGAAATCGAAAGTCCCCTCGCCGTGGGGGGCTGCCCCCTCCGGTGGACGAACCTGGAGAGAAAAATCTGTCCATTTTTGATCTGATCCTGGCAGAGTCTCTGGGAAGAGTGTCCGATAAATATCGTTCGACTCGTAGTGCCTCCTGATCTTCGATCCTAGCTTGGCTGCGTTGGTGATATTCTCAGAAACCAGGAGATTCCTCTTGGTACAATCATGCATTCGGAGCATGTGACGGATGAATTCATCGTCATAACCTAAGGTTAAGAAGTCATCAATGTCACGGGTCGAAAGCGGGAGGACACGCCACATCGGCATTCCCTCCCCTGCAATTGTACTCTTAAAATGATCGCGGGGCATCTCGATCAGGTCGTGGAGGTGGTCGCATTCCAAGGAATTACAGAAGGGCTTGTGGAAAGACTCAGTGAGTCTGCGGCGCTTCAGAGCGATCTTGATGAAGTAATATAAAGAACCAAGCGAATTCAGCCTATGTATCCGTAACATAGTCACGGGGTCCATCTGATCTGAAAACGGGATGGGATCGTAGTACCTCATAGGAGCTAGGTCTTTTTCTTCTTACCCTTTCCCGCGGTGTGCATCGCAATTGCAACAGCTTGCTTCTGTGGCTTGCCAGATTCCATCTCTTTTTTGATATTGTGAGAAATAGTCTTTTTGGACTTACCTTTTTCTAGGGGCACTTTGTACCTCTCCCTTCGGGGGATTAAGCCTCACCCTCGGTTTGCATTACCAGCGGTATCGGAGACTTCTCTCCTTTAGATAGAGAAGAGAGAGATTCCTTAGGAAGTCCCGCAACTTCCGCAGGAGTATTCGGCCTACCCTCTAGGGAAGGATCGACAATCACATTGTCCTTAGAAGGAACCTGCCCTCCTGGAGGGTTCCCCGAAGGGGAGCAGCGAATCTCTGCCACAACCTTATTACCTTGCATTGAAAGATAAGCAATTACATTTTCAGGAAGCTGCGGACCCCTTCGGGGATCACCCTCTGGGAAGTCACCCCCAAAAGCGGGAGCCTTTCCTTGCTCAGTAAGAGTCTTATCAGGATCGAACTGGAGAATGGTTTTAGCAGCTACAAGAGCTGATCGGAGATCACGGCGCTGGGTAACCCCATCAACCAAAGCCCGCAAGGCTGCTGGAACGGCGGCTCTAGCGATATTCCGAATCTCCTCTTCTTCCCCTGCCAACTGCATATCAATCGCTGACAGGCGACCCTCCAAAAGAGATTCCTCAATCTCTTTGTAGGTAGGATCACCATTCACAATCTGTGACAGCCTGAGAGGTGTTAGCCCAACCATCTCCGCAATCTTCTGATCTGAAAGACGACCAGCAACCCGATAGCGAGCGATCTGTTCGTACCGAATAATACTCTTCGAGTTAGTACCACCTGACACACCAGCAGGCCGACCCGCCAGCCCTCCTGCGGAGTTCCCCGAAGGGGCCGCCTGCGGCGATGGCCCCGTAGTTCCTACGCCTGAAGTCCCCGAAGGGCCCGAAGGGGTCGAAGGGCCCGAAGGGGTCGAAGGGCCCGAAGGGGTCGAATTTACTTTGATTCCCCGAAGGGCCCGAAGGGGATTAAAAACTGGCATGACGAAGTGATTATAAACTAAATTCCTCAGGAATGCAAGGGCTTTTCTTACTGTAACTATATAATAAGTCAATGAGATAGGGATTCTGTATTACAGAATGTAACACTGCGAAGCAGTGGATTTGTATTACAACTCGATTCCCTAAAAATACCAGAAAATTATTTATGGGTGAATAAACGGTAAATCTTAAATCTAAACTTTAGCCCATGCCCCCTGCGGGGGCTGATCTTGTGGTTGGTGTTGATTTTGCTTCGCAATCTGTCAAACAAGCTGTCAAGCAGACAAGCTAGCAAGCTAGCAAGCTAGCAAGCTGACAAGCTAGCAAGCTAGTAGTCACTCTAAATCATTCGATTGATTAATTCGGGTGATTTATTATCAAGCAAGCTGATTTCCAAGCATCCCCTCGGAAGCTAGGAACATCTCACTAGTATGTCCCATCACTGGGACTTACGACTGGGACTTACGACTGGGACTTACGCGTGTCTTAGTGTAATCACTAACGCAATCGCTCACAGGGAGGATAAGGAAAATGACAGTTCAGGAACTTAAGAAGCTACTTGAGAACTACAACGATGATGCTTGCGTTGAAATAGGAGTTATCAGCAAGGACGAATACGGGGATACTTGTCTCTCCTGCTATTCGATCGACAGGGGAGAATCATATATCCCAGTACAATTTCCAAACGGAGAAGAAGGGTGCCCGTTCATTCTCTATCAAGATGAGATGACACGGGATTAGATTTTAGTGTAATCACTAACTGACGAGGGGAAAGAAAGGGGAATGAAAATGACAATCGAGGAAACGAAAGAACTCGGATTCACACTGGCAGATGCTCGTGATCTACTTGAGGCCGCTTACAACGAGGGCACGAGGATCAATAGTAGCGATAGCAAGCTGATTGCTTTCGTTGCTACGGATGAAGAAGCAAAGCTCATCCGTGATATCCTCGCGGCCG